TTATATAGTAGTTAAGTTGGTGTTTTTTCCATTAAACTTATACAACATAATATCCTGATACTTGGCATTATATGTTAGTCCTACATCCTGCACCTTCTTAGTTGCTCCAATAAAAGGGTTATTTGCTCCATAATGCAGCTCCAACCAGCTGAACAACTCTATTAATGATGATTTGTTTGAAGTAAAATAGAAGTATGAAGTATTCACAAGAACCTCCAATACATCTAAATAATCGGTTAACCTCCAGTAGTCTTTATTATTATACGTACTAACATCCGTAGATAGATAGGGAGGATCAACCAGAAAAACAACATTATCCTGATCTTTATATTCCTGAAATAGTTCTTTATAGTCATATTTAACTATATCCACGCCTTCCAGATAACCCGTTGTAACATAATTGCTTTGTCTTACTTTACTATAAAACTTTTCTTTCTTTAATTGTTCCAGGTTTGTTGCATAATTCATGGAAAATAACAGACTGGATGATAGTGTAACATAATCAACAAATCCTTTTTCTTCTTCGATTCTATTTATAATTGCTGATTTAACATCATCACTTAGCCTTTCCGTCTTATTACCTGAAGGAGGGCACAATTGTCTAATATCAGATAATAGAATATTTGTTTTATCTGCATTTTCTAAACGGTATGAATATCCATCATAGTCATTATATATAGCTTTAGCTTTTGGATAATAACTTTTAACAGTGTGGCTGAGCAAGCCAGAACCTCCAAACAAATCTATATAAGTAGCATCTGCAGGAAATTCGTTTAAAGCTTCTTTAAAGTCTTTTAAAAATCTTCTCTTTTGCCCCTGAAACGGTAGCGGGGCCTGTGTGTAAGTTTTCATTGGTTATTAGTTTTTATAATGGTTATTAGTTTTTGTATATTTGCAACTCTCACCCAATACATACAAAAAACGACTGGCTTCAGAAGACATTGTCCTCCGTAGCCAGTCGGTGTATTTTAAAATTGGGTGAGATCTTTTTTAAAAGCGGATGACGTTTTTCCTCCTTATTCAATAATTAGCGGTTGCATTGTGTTAGCATTGAGCCAGCCACCGAGATAAACAACCTTTATCCTTTGTGTCTTCAGGTAGCCTTCCAGTCCATCAGTTGGATTACTAGGAAGAGCGTCCCAGACATTAGCAGGCATATATGATAAGTTGTGTTCATCGTTGATAACTTTAACCCGAACACCAGCATCCCACGAGCCAACACCTTTTTCGCCTCCTTCCTTGTGTACAACATATCTATCAATCGTCACACTAGACGTACCGGATTCCTGAATAATGTCTTTTTCGGAGTACCACCACTTGGTAGTATCATTAATTATCTCGGTTTGATATACACCTAAATTAAGGTACGCCCCGTCACCCATTACGATTGGATTTCTGTTCATCTCCAAAATACATTGACCTATTCTAGCAGGATAGAATTTTTCAACATGCATTCCGTTAACATTTCCAGACCCGATGTATTTTCCTAACTCCAAATGCTCTGTGGCGTAGAAACCTGTCCCAAAGCCTTGACATCTTAAATACACCCCGTCTATAGATGCGTGGTTATTCCACTTTGGAAGATATAATCCAATACTTTTAAGAGATGGCATTAAGAGCTTAGTCCCTGGCACTGACGTCCTGATAAACATTCTACCGAATTGGAAATTTGAGTTTGTACTCGCGTCAATTCCGGACATTGTATTCGATACAGGTGCACCGTTGGCTCCGTGACTTCTTAACATCATGTATATGTTATCCATGAATATGTTAATATTATTAAACTCACCAAATACGGATGAATCACGGCCGGAACCTAAGCTAATACACCAGTTAGTCTGGTTTGTATCTTGATTAAACAAGCTGCTATAAAAGCCGCATCCAGCATAAGAAACGGGCATCTCGGCGATACTTTGCTCTTCCCAGATTGGTGCATGTTCTCCGACAATACCTACATTCTTTATCACCATTAAAGGTGTATAATCAATAGTCGGAAACATTACCTGCGCACGCTTACCGTTAGGCCACGTCTTTACCTCTCCACCAATCCTATACATACCCTTAAGGGCTATTTTTGCATTTACGATATTATTATCGCTAAATATTTCATCAATACAAGCCTGAAGAGCTGCTGTGCAATCAACGCTACTATCAGGAGAAAAAGGATTTAAGGCTACAGCTCCATAGTCCTCTAAGTAGTATATTTTTGAATTGGCGCTGATATTATTAAACTGGGATAATAATCGCACTGCATCATCACCCGTTAATTTCGGTTGTTTTACTTTGAAGGTATAAGACCAAGATATACCAGCGTCAACATTCGCCCCGGTTTCTGCACCTTCGACCATTGCAGTAGGTGAGAAATTTAAGCTATTTCCTAAAACAGAATTATACTTGAAGTTTCTGTTATCTACATAAACCCCCAGACGATCGCCGATTTCAATATTAATAAGCTCTTGTAAAACAACCGTACTAACAGCATTTGGAGTAAAGCCAGATACTGTGAATACCTTGATCGTTTTAAACATTAAGCCCGCAGTTTTACGAAGGATACAGAACTTAACATTATCTGTATTTGCTGTGGAGGCATTCAGGGTAATTTCGGAAATAATACCGGATATCGTAGCCGGAACATCAATAACCCGGACGACATTATAGTTACTTACGCTGTTGCTATCCGTTCCAAAACCAAAAGTTAAAGGATCAGTGAACCCGGCCTTTTTGGTTACTGCTTCATCAAACAAGACATCAGAAGCATTATGAACATCTTTCATGGTTGCCACTCCATTTGTATGGATGCCCTCTAATATATTTATAGCTTGGTCTCCTGTTAATTTAGGCTGTATAACTTTAAAGTCATAACACCAGGATAAACTGGTATTATACGTTGCATTATTAGTACTTCCTTCCACGGCTGCATCGGTCGGCAACGATAAACAATTACCTGTAGTTACATTGGCGCTAAAGCTTCTACCATCTACATCAATACCCAGATAGTAACCAGTCGCAATATTGATAGTCTCATTCAACACTACAGTGCTGACAGCATTTGGTGTAAATCCGGATACTGTGAATACCTTTATCGTTTTAAATGATGATGCACCGACTTTTTGCAGAATACAGAATTTAACATTATCAGCATTTGCTGTGGTTGTCTTTAGGGTAATTTCGGAAATAATACCGTCAATAGTAGAAGGTGTATCGTTAACCCTTACAAGTGAATAGCTGCTCACCTCGTTGGTCGTTGTTCCATAACCAAAGGTTAAAGGATCAGTGAATCCGGCTTTTTTGGTTACTGCCTGATCAAACAATACATCAGAAGCATTATAAGTAGCTCTCATAGTTGATGCGTTAACATCATTTCCGGAGTCGAAAACCTTACTATTTTCCTTTGCGCCTTTTACGGCTGGTATCCATCTGGAAGACACTCCCGGAACATCGGCTCCTGTTGTAATCGAATTAGCTTCCCAAAGAGTATTGTTATAGATAACCTGCGCCCCTTTATTATATGGATTTGTATTGCTCCATGTTGGCGTCAAGGAAGAAGGTTTTTGATTGCGTTCCTTTTGAGCTATGCCATCTTTTACCTCGATTGTCACTTCATAAAAAGCCCCGTTATTTTCAAAGTCTTCAGCTTTAGTCTCAATCGGCGTTCCTGTGGCATCTTTTAGATTGGTGAATGTGATAATACTGCCCTGCTCAACTTTATACCAGTAAGAACCAAAAGCTGGAGGTGTAGAAGACATCACAGCTATACCCAGATAGGATTTATTAACAATATTCTCAGCTTCTTTTATTTTTTGATCAAAGGCTGCGAGCAATCCTTCTTCCGCACCTTTTTCCAGTTTACCATCCAAAGCATTTTTTAACCCGGAAACGTTGTCTATAGTTATAGCATCATCCTTATGAACAAAGGAATCCAAGGTATTAGAAAATTGTTCTTCAGTGGGCTTTTTGCCTTTCTGGAAGTATGTTTTTAATGTATTTCTAGGTTGTTTCATGTTTTTAACCTTTAAAACGTATAAATATTACCACTCTGTAGGGGTTCATGATATCGTGATACTGACCTCCTCCTAAAGCATTTGTTTTTCCAGCAAATGGCTCACCGCTAGTGGACGTCATGGTATAATTCCAGTCCTCATTATCATTCGGACTGTCGCCTTTTCCGGCTGTTGTGGCATTTGGATTATTAATGATTGTTGAAGTATTCATCCCATCACCACCAAACAGACTGAATCTATGTGAAGGAATTTCATCCATTGTTAGGGTATGTGTTTTATTTCCGCCAGCTTGTAGAACCTCTTTAAAATCCAAGTCATCAGGATTTAAGCCCATAGGAAAACGCCCTCTAAATTCGGTTGCCTCTTCCCAGCCTTCCGGAATCTCATTTGCTGGCCTCATGAATAGTACTGGTGCATTTCCGTCAATAATTGGTTTTGAAGCACGTTCTAATTTGGTTAATCGGGCTTCGATTTGCTGAAGGGGAACCGTAGGAATAAAATCCTCTATTGTTTTAAACCTCCCTTCAATAGTATTTAATGACGGTATTCTTTTAAAGTTTGCCCAGACATAAGACTGTTGTGAATAACCGAAAGTCGCAAAACGATCGGTTATAACATCTTTCATCTCTCCGTTTTCAAATTTCTTCTGGGTTTTGATCTCCCTAATAATAACGGTATTTTGTTTTGCACCACCGATGAAATTTAAAAGCTCTTCACCGATCATTACAACACCATCGCTGACCGTTGCGCCTGCGTTCGTTTCCACACATCCGGAAATAATAGCCATATTCCCCGCCATTCTCGCTACTCCTTCAACAATGGAATAAGCTGTTTGTATATCTGATAGGGTTTCGGTTGTTACCTTAAAACCACCTGTTTGATTAAAATTAAATGTTTTCATACGAGTTCTATTCTGAATCTTTTAGAAGCAAGTCTATAATAGTCTACAGTGTTATATATTTGGTCGTAATAGTCTGTTAGTGCTTCAGGCACTTTGACTATAAAATCTACCTGATCATCCGAAAACTCACTGGACGGATATAGAACCAATTCGCCCAGGTATTTTGGTTTATTTTCTACATCAGTATAGATATAGGTTTCTTTTTTATTGATGGGATCAGTTATAATAATACGTCTGTCCGAATCGAATTTATCATTTAGAATTCCTCTTAAATGGCATACCTGTCCATTAAATGTGGCTCTTTCAATATTATCCGCCCTACGTTCAATAAATTCATCACTTATTGTTTCCAAATGTGAGACTAAAGCGTTTACTAATGCAATCAAAGAAGGCGATCTCCAATTTATCGGAAGAAGTAAAGCTCCCAGTTTGCGAAAATCTACTTTATACCACATGTTATTTGGTTTTGTATTCGATTATTGTATTCGGCCAGTCGATTTCAAAATATCCGGATTCCGGTATTTTGCTTATCTGGATAGGTTCATAGTTTCCATAGCCTCCGGTTTTAGGGTCAAGCCATTTGGAATCTGCTGTCCATAACCATGGGTCAAGAACGCCATCAACTTTTTGCAATTTATCTACAAGACTATTGAGTAATAATTCTCCGTTAAAAGGAAGCTCTTTCATAAATTCATTTAGAGCGTCTTCTACAGGTTTATTTCCCTGAAGAATATTGTATCCATTTTCATTGATAATTTTAGCGTCCCTGAAGATTGTTAATTTTAATTTCAATATATCAGGTAGATAATTGATAACAACAAGATTGATTCCTGCACCCCTGTAATCTTTAGCATAAGACTGAAAACTTTCATATTGATCCGGTGTTATTGGAGATAATTTACCGTTTGATTCCGTAGCGATTTTTAAGATCAACAAACTTTTATTATCTGCCACAGCTTCTGTCACAGCAGCATATTTAATGATCTTTGAAGCTTCAATTTCGTCATCAGTTCTGCCCGTATTATCAAACTGGTCTTTATCCCTGTTTAATTGAAAACCATACTGGAATGCTTTTGCTTTTTCTCTGTACCAAAGAAGGTTTTGCACTTTTTCATTACGGAGTATTACTTCTACTTCTTGTTTATGCGTATCAAATATTTGTTCAAGTGTATAATGTGCATAGGCTACAATATAGAACATCAGACGCCACACCGCAGACTTTGAAGGTGAAGAAAGGCCGCTTAATTCAGATTGCCTTTCCTTTTCGGCTATTATCGCACTATATATGTCATTTACTGTTCTCATGTGATTTTGAAATTCTTTTCTATTTCCCAGTAATTAATACCTTCCGGGTAGTTTATTTCCTCTGTTTTTATTGCTGTAGCAGGCTGTACATTCTTTGCTCTGTAGTAGCTTTTCACATCAAGATCTTCAGATACTTCAGGAATGATTAATTCCGAGCCTGGTTCCAGATCATCCGTTATACTGATATTGTTTGCTACAGCAATGAAAATGGCATTTTCAGCCTTTCCGGTTGCCTGTATAGCAATATCTAACAGGGATTGATTATGTAGTACTGTTACTGTCATTGGTAAAGTCATTGTACGTTTTCTTGGCTTCTTTTGCCTTGTTTACAATCTTTTTTAACATCCCCCAGATACTGAAGCCGGCACGAGGTAAATTCTCAAAGAATATTGAGTAAAACTCAATTGCACAGCTAATGGCCATTGCAATAAAAGTGAGCGTTATTTCATGATCAATCCAGCTTAACTCAAAAGGTTTAATCCGAAATATTATTTCTAAACACCAGGACAGGATTATGAATAAAAAATAAGTGACAATTTTTATAAGGCTTAAGCGTGTTTTCTCACTTGTAAAGCCATTGGTTCTGAATCTTCCTTCTTTTTTTTCACGCTTCCATACCGCCCATGATGCAAGAACACCTGTAATATAGTCTGCCAAAAGAAGCCCTAACAATAAAAATAGCATCAAATGATAACTACTTAAGGATATAGATAATCCCATTGCAGGAATTAGAACAGAGGGCTTTTTAACTGCTGTAATAATAGTCCAGATATATTTTCCGTATACATGCAATTCTTTCATTTTATTCGATTTTTACAATTGTTACCGCACCATTTGGTGCAGTAGCGGTTATAGTCATATTTTTTATTTCAAAGATTACAGCTTGTGCGAGTTTCTCTGCAAATTTTTCTTTAGAGTCTTGAGGATTATTCTCTTCGCTTCCGCACTGATCCATCACCTGGATAATTTTATTTTTTAATCTGTCTTCAGAAGTTGCCATTTAATTTCACTTTAAAAAGTCTTTAAACCTATTTTCAATACTTAATAATTCAGGCTCGTTAATCAGCTTTATTGTACTCCCGGTATTGGTGGTAAACTTCATTTTCCGTATTTCAGAAATCAGATCTACCATTAATTTCTTCAGCGTTTCATTTTCTTTTCGGAGTAAGAAACCTTCCTGGATATCTAATTCACATCCTGAAACTTTAATATTATAATCTTCAACTTCATCGGCCTGCAAAAGAAAAGGGGTGGTACCATTATTATCAATCATACCTACTATACAAGCGCTGCCAACTTTTGGTTTTATTGATATGTTGTCAAGGCCCAGCAAAATATCGTAGTACTCCAGATCATCTTCCAAGCCAACAGCTGTCATTGTTTTTTCTTCCCAATCTACTTCCGTCACCTCTACCCAAACAGACTGTACAGGTATGGAACTTTTCATTTTTTCGAGAAGCGTTTGCCGTAACTTATCTAAGCTCATTTTTTACAAATGTTTGTCCTAGTTCAATTTCTTGTTTATATCCATCACTGCTATTAAAAGTTTTCTTTACTCTGTCTATATAGTAAATGCCGCTTCTGTCATTGTATAAGGTGGATGTTATTTTTACCTTTTGGCCATGTTGAACACTTGGAAATCCAAAAGCTTTAAAAGACCCATCAAAACCTTCTTTCTTCCGGTCCTCATACATTTTTTTAACTTCTCTCTCCAGATCTTTCAGGGTTTTAACATTGAAAGTCCAATTGATAGTTTCGTGAGCATCAGGATCCCCAAACTCAAATTTTAATTTTTTGTCTTTTTCTCTTTTCTTTATTGCCTTGGCAACTGCCTGCATTGATTGACCGACAATTTTTACCAGACGATCTTCCTTGCTGAGATAATTCAGATTATTACTTACACAATTTCTCTCCAGATCAAAAACCGGAATTTCTTCAGTGACATCTGAATAAGGTTTCGCAATTGTTAATTTTCCGTTTCTAATGAAGGAATAAAGACTAAATTCCTGTTGTATTTTATTTAATACCTCACCCAGAGTAACTTTGCTAAACCTAACAGCTCCAAGACTGACTTCTGCATCGATATCAATAGGATAATCTTTAACAATGCCCTGGATAAACTCTTTTAATTTTATGTTCTTATGTGAAAAATTAACTTTGATTTGCTTTAATCTCCACATTTCATCCTCAACCTTAATACTTATAGGATAATCAGCACTTACCTGGTCTATATATCCCTTAAATTCTTGTTTTAGGATTCCATCATATCCCAGCGATATCTCAACAGGATCTCCTTTTCTGAAGACTTCTTTTACTTTTAACCTGTTAAAGTCTTTCACTTTTCTAGGAAGTATTATTTCAGCTTTCCCACAGATCATCTTCCAGGATGTTTCAATCTCAACAGATGAAGGCTTATAAATGACTATCCTTTCAGATCTTCTCTCGTTTGGCAGAAAAACTATTTCTGCGCACATGGCCCTTGTCATATTTTAGTATTTAAAAGCTCTATAGGATCATCACTTACACAAGACAATTCTATTGGGATTACATTGGGAGATCCGGTTACGCTTCTGATATCAATCTCTTCAATAACAATACTGTTTATTTCCTTTTTGGTGAACAAAAATCCTTGCACAGCAATCGGTTGTATTATTTTACTGAACTCTATCAGTTTATCTTCATATTCCCTGGCTTTCAAATCACCATCAATACATAGAATCCGTAATCTTACCACCCAATCATCAAAGCCATATATCTCTTTTACGGTTCCGTTACCTCCTAAAACATTGGTTTTAATAATATTTTTGGGTCTATTAAAATCAACCATTGTTGCTGCAGGTAGCCAGAAATCATCATACTTTCGTTTAATAATTTGACCTTTTTTATCATAAACCTCATACTCATCACCTTTAAACAGGATAGGAAAAACAATAGGAGTTCCGTAGATACTTTTTCTCTCATACTCTTCATAGAGGCTTTCCATAACCTTTGGATTATATCCTGACAGATCCGGAGGCGTTTTCTTTCCAATAGGCAAAGTCAGATACACAGGAATAGTTCCGAAAGCTGCTTTAAAAAGCTGGCCTAAAACAGCCCTGTTGTCAATACCAATAAGCTTATCATTCATTTTTTATCTGTGTTTCAATTTTTGTTTTCAGCGTTTTAAAATCCTTATTATCCAAGGCTAAATGAATCTGAACTTCTCTTTCAATACCTATTTTATCAATTTTACCATGAATGAATCTATAAAGATTTGGTCCTAATAATGGGGTTTCTTTCCATTCTCCCTGAGTAGACTGAAGAATAGCAGCAACTTCTTGCATTTCCGACTCTCCAATATCAAAATCACCGTTTCTAAAAACCAGCTCATTATCATTATTTAACAAAATATCTTTCATGATTAATCCAATGCTACAAGTCCATCTCTTAGTCTATCATTGATAGAACCGGTTATTTTATTAGCTATATGCTCAATACTTCCGACACCTTTTCCGACAGCAAAACTATTATTGATTGTTAATGTCATATTAATAGTCCTCGGTCCTTTGGAACCGCTCATGCTTACGCCATCACTTTCACCCTCACCGGAGCTTTTCCCTTTCTTATCTCCTTTCTTTTTATCTTTATCCGCAAATACTTTATCATAATCAATGGTTTTTGTAGGAGTTATTACAGAATTCCCCGGATTTATCAGCGCTTTCTGCTCTGCCTGTAAAATAGCATCGTATCTTTTCTTAGTAATAATCTTACCGTTATATTTTACAAGCCTCCCATCAGACAATGCTTCTTCTATTTTTTCATCATCCTTTTCTTTTTTTACTTCATTAATCCCTTTTTGATAGCCTTTTGCTGCATTTCCTGTAACTTTCTCCCAAACTTTCCCTACAGCGTCTGTTAAAGGCTTTATTAACTGTAAAAACCCCTGAATTCTTTGCCATATTGCATTGAATACTGTCGTTACATAGTTTAAAACACCGTCAAATACCGATTTAAAGAAGTTGTAAACAGGACCAAACACACTTTTAATTGTATTCCAAATACCAATAGCTACATTTCGGATCACTCCCCAGGCCCACATGAATTTTGCAGCTACCCAGTTCCATACGGAGCTTACTATTTCTTTAATCCACCCAAAGACCGTTTTAAGACTTTCCCATAAAAACTTGATATGATCCACAAGCAGTTCAACTACTACTTTTATGATATCCCAAATACCTCCCCAGACCGTTTTAACTATTTCCCAATAAGCATAAAAGAAGCCTCGGAATTCTCCGACATTATTCCATAGCCAGGTAAATAAGGCTATCAACGCTGCAATAATTGCCAGAATCCATCCTATAAGGGGTATTTCCATTATCGCAACGGATAAGGCTCTTATTCCAACTCTTAAACTGGTTAATACTCCAGTAAGTCCACCTCCTGATATGGAAGCCCATAAAAAAGCAAACCTTAACCGATTGGTGACAAGCATTAGCTGCAGCTGATCTTTTGTAAGCTTTGTTGTTGCAATAGAATTTAGCCACTTCATTAAAGCGTCAAGTCCTGTAATTATTTTCACAGCATTCCAGACTACTCTAAGTCCGTCCATTGCATTTTTAAGGTTGGCTACAACACTAATTGCATTTGCAGTTACATTGATATATGGCTGATACTGCTTTGTAACTTCACCAATTTTCATTTTAAAAAGATTCCATTCCTGGTTTCTTCTTTTTTCTTTTTCGAAAGTGGTATCCATGATAATACCGGCCTGCTCATATGCGACATTCGTTCCGGTAATCATTTTGGTTAACTCCTCTTGAGAGTCAGCAGATCTAATCAATATCTGACCTGCAGCAGCATTTTCTCTTCCGAATACTTCAGTAAGAGCATTAATATCTTTCTGAATTGGCTTTAGTTCTCGCAGTCTGTCTGCAAAAGGAACGGTGGTATCTGCCATTTTCTTCATATTGACACCGTAAGCTTCCAGAATTTTTACTGCATCCTTACTAAGTTTTGTTTGTGAGGACATATTCGTAATAACGTTACGAATAGCCACCCCGGCTTCAGAACCATATTTCCCGCCTTCAGCCATTGCCTGAATAGCAGCATTAGTTTCTTCAAAAGTTAAATTTGCAAGCTTCGCAGATACACCGGCCTGAACTAAAGATTGTCCAATTTGAGGAATTTCGGCAGCTCCTTCCTTTGCACCGGCAGCCATTACATTAATCATCCTTTTGGATTCTTCAGCTGCTTTCACAGGATCCTTAAGATCAACCTGGAACTGAAGCATTGACGTTGTAATGGCATCGGTAGCTCCTGTAATATCACCTTCCATTGTTTTAGAAAGGATATTGACAGATTCTCCCAACATTCCCATCGCTTTATCGCTACTACCCATTTCAGGCCCTAGCCTGGATAAGATAGTTTTAAAAGCATCCAGATTAATATTGACATCTTCACCGTATGTTACAGCCAGCTTTTTAGCCTTATCATTCAAAGCGTCCAATTCTTTGCCGTGTGCTCCAGTAATAGCTGAAACTTCAGCTAAAGCAGATTCATTTTTTATAGCTAAATCACTTATGCCCTGTAAACCATCTTTCAGGTTCTGAACTGACTGATCAATAGCAAACAGATCAATGTTTTTAATATTTTTAAAACAATCAACCAATTTATTTCCCTCTCCGGTAGCTAGTTTTAGCTTGTCGGTTATGCCTTTCACAAAGTTGGAAGCTCCATCTTTGAATTCCAGACGCCAGGTGGTTGTAAATTGACTCATTGTTAATAAATATTGATTTTGTTAGTCTTCAGCATTTTCTTTGCTGAACATTGCATTGACTATTTCAGTAGCCGCTTGTTTAAATGCAGAATACAGCATAAGCCTTTCGGTTTTCATTACATATTCTGCTTTGGCATATGCATCGATCCAGTCTTCTACATCATCTATTGCCAGAGGATTGATGTTAAGCTTTGCCTGGATCAATGCATTTATTTTTTTTATTCCGTCCTTGTCGTCATCCACATGGAGAGCGGATGACTTTAGGCTTTTTTTAACTGGCTGCGTGCAGATTTCATTAATGCCCCAATCTGGGAAACCAGTTCAGTGAACACAGCAGCATCACTTTCCAAAATATCCATATCTCCTGCTAACACACAATTAGCAATCATTGCATCAGAAGAAGCTTCCACATTGTTGTCATACTCTTTGGATGAAAGTAAATACACAAGCTGCTTACTTGGTTTTTTTACAATATACTTCAGTGGCTCCTCTGCATCTTCATCTGGGAAAATCTCAATAATCTTTAATCCATAAGGATATTTTAATTTCAGATCTGCTAATACTTCATCTGAAAAAGCAGGTTTTTCATTTTGTTTATTCATTGTTTCTTTTTTTAGATTCCCCAGGTAATATGGCTACACAGCATTTCATGTTTATGAACCATTTTACCCTCGTTATTTTTAAGTGTTTTTTGACGCCCTAAGAATTGAGCATTATGGATAATATCCGTTGTGATAATCTTAGTTTCAGGATTTACATACTGAACTACGATATCAGTGGGAGCGATATCCTGTAATCTTTTACCCGGAGGTAAAGCTCTTTGAATAGCTTGTTCTTCCTCCACATATAAAGAAATAGAAAGCTTTGGCTCATAATTCCCCTCAGTCCATCCTATTGGATATCCACCATAACCATAGGCATTTTCTTTTTTGGTGGCATCACTATAATCTATTTCGTCCGTTCCTACGACATCACGCCCCATAAGGTTTAGGGTTACATCATTCCATCCGGTAAGTTTCCCCAGATAATTTTTTATGCTGTTTACTTTTGCCATTATTTTATAGTTTGTTAGTTAAACTTAAGTCTACAGTGAAAGAATGGACAATGTCATCGGCTACAACAGTAACACCTATTTTCAAAGGATTGTCTTCAGTAGGAGCCTGTTTTGCTGAAATTGAAACTTCACCTCCGCTGATATCGTTGTCAGATTCCATTCTTTCTATACAGCCTTTTGCGCACAGTCTTTCCCAATGAGAAATAGTAGTTGAAGCTATATATCCGGTCTGAGGATCCTTTTTAACCTTACCTTTGATTTGAGGGGCTAAAACCTCTCTAATTAGGCGTGCAGCTTTATTCCATACTCTATTGTTTTCGATATAGGCATAATCACTTTTCTTGGCTGTACAGGTTGCAGATCCGGAGAAATATAATCCTGCAGCTCCGATATATCCACCCACTAAAATGTAACCTTTAGTGACAAGAGACTGAATCTGCTCATTAGTAAGATCACTAATTTTCTGACCGGTTGAAAGGCTAGCCGAAACAAATCTTTTTAATCCGGAATCTGTTAGAGAATAAACAGGAGATCCTTTTTTGTCGTCAGGCTTATTAAGGATATCCACTGAACCAATATTCTCAGATACCTGACGCACACATAGCATTCCTAGAGCACTGCCTATGGCGGCATGATTTGCATAAGCTGCATCCAAACCGGCTATTCTGTTATCCTGGCCAATGATCACCGAAATATTTTCGGCTGCTTTTGCTCTTAGATCCGGATAAGTATTGATTGTTGCTGCAGCATCAGCTTTACCGGCCTCCAATAATACAAAGTCAATTAAAATACCGTCCTTCTTCAGCTCATTAATAAGTGTAGACTGAAGCTCATCCACTAGTGCTGAAACAGCAGTTAAACCTTCTTTAAAGCCGAAATATCCAATCCCTTTAATTTCAGGATTCTCTTTCACTGCTTTTATTACAGAGCTTGTAGCAGCAGAAATAGTAGAATCGGCAGCTACATTTAACAAATAGACAGTAGCCTCAGGTGCTAGTCTGAAAGTTTCTGAAATATGATAATGAGCCAATACCTTATTATTGGCATCAAAGCTTTCATTTATTCCCAGATCTTCAGCATCTTTTACCTGTATAAGCTTTACAGCAGTTCCTACAGCTATAGTAGAATCTCCCAATGGGAAAGAACCCACCAAAAGTATGGCACTATCATTGCTGTCAGCCTGGCGTCCTAAACCGCCATCGATCTTGTTAATTTGAGTCCCTTTTAAATTTCCCATTATTTTGTTGTGTTTCTTTTTCTACTTACTTTTTTTACATCACCTCTGGTTTCAGGTGCTTCCTCTGATACCTCCACTTCCTGAGTATCTGCCTGAGGTGTTTCTTCTTCCTGGAAGAGATCTTCAGCACCTTCAGCTTCAGGTTCGGATATTTCTTTGGTCCCTTCCTGATCTTCTGAATCTAATTCGGAAGTTTCCGGATTTTCAGTAACACTTTCAGGATGCTCCTGTGTTTCAACTCTAGTTGTGGACAGCTCTTCAGTTTGTTTTTCGCCACCTGTATCCTCCAGAGTTGTTCCAGATTCTTCCTCAGGTTCCTTAAAATCATCCAAACCTTCAGGTTCAGGCTGTTTTTCTGATTGCTCCAGATCTTCAATAAAACCTCTTGTATAAGGCTTATATGTTAAACCTGATTCTTCAGCATAGTTCGCTGCTCTGTTTTCTTCTAGGAATATTTGACCATCAGAAGTCACATATACCTCGTTTATTTTAAGGTGTGCTGCAAGAAAATCCTGGACTAAACCAACGACCACTGCAACTGCTAATATTTTTGACATTGTTTTTTTATTTACGTTTGAAAAAGTATCCGATTAAAGCGAGGGCTATAATTCCATAGAAGGCCCAACCGCCATATGTTAAAACTCTTTGGAAGAAGCTTGGAGGCTTATCTACATATTGAATTACCGGAACAGGTACCGGAACTGGCTTTTGTTCACTGATAAAAGTTTCTTTCCATTTAGCGAATAACTCCTGTGCCCTGGCTTCACAGCCGACCTGTAATAAACCATCAGCTAGGCTAACCTTTGGCTTTTCGAGATATTTTCCTGATTTTGACACAGGAATAGCAGGAGAAGCTTTCTCGTTTTTTCCCCGGGCAGAATAAGGACCTTCGTTAATAAAAGGTTTTCCGTCTCTGCACTCAACAAAAGCATAATAAAAGGAACTATCAGCTTCTACTTTAAAGATCGTATCCCGAATAGTCTCTTTAATTGTTTTTGTTTCTGTTAGGATCACCGGCTTTTCCGGTTTCCTGCTTACACAGGAAACCAGGGCCAGCGAAACAAATAATAATATGAAGTATTTAAAGAAAGGTTTCATTATTTTAAATCGTCGTATTTTTTTAGAATTAAGGCTACTGCTTCACATGCTTTTATATAGTTAGCATCGAGAGCTTTCATATCATTTATGTTACTGATAAAGCACCATTCATGAAGAACCGAAATACCGGACTTCGTGTGTAAAATTCCTAATCTGCCTCTGGCAGACTGTTTTTCTGATATTACACCTCGGTTACGGATTCCAAGAAGTTCACTCGTAACCTTACAGATTTCGGCTGCCATCTGATATGATAAATCTTTTCTCAAAAAAGAATCTTCACTTACAATACATTCAGTACCTGTGGAATTTGCATTTACGGATGCATTTAAGTGGGCCTCGTATAGTACGGATGCGTCTCCGGGTTTGATCGTTCTGATTACTTCAGCTAAAGTTTGATTGTCATTGTCCGAAATATACTTAATACCAACTTTTGCAAGTGTTTGATTAATGGTATTGCGGAGCCTGATCGTTTCCTTGTTTTCTTTTCTGCCGTTATAGACTGCACCTGAATCCTTATTGTGATGTCCTGCAAGAGGAAAGGTTACTTGTAAACTCATATTCTTTTGTTTTATCCTGATATCATTGCTGAACAACCTTCGTCTTTGATTGCTACTGCAATCCACCAAACACGGAAACCAATTGTATTCTCTCTGTTTTCCGGATCATCCTGTGCAGCTCTCGCATAACGGGTTACAGTACCAGGAGCTTTCACACAGTTTTTATCGTAATAAGCAATAGAGCCCTCCACACCAGCGCTTAAAGAACCAAAAGGAAGCTTTTTAAGAGTTGCAGGATCATACTTAGTGGCATAAGTGGTATCGTATGTTTTGAAACCATAGTAGGAATCTGCGATTTTACCACCGTTAGCATCCTGATATCTTTGTTTAAAAGTTATATCTTCAACAAGTAAATCAGCAACGTGATCAGGACAAAGCACTAATACACGTCCTTTTTTTGGCACGTTTAATTTATCAAGAGCTTTTTTCCAATTGATAAGGTCAATAGCTCTTAATCTTTTTCTACCCGTTCCATCGTCCTCACCGGTTGTTTTAAATACGGGTGTTTCCGGGGCATTATCCGGAGAAATAGAATAAAGAGCGTGTTCTGCCGTTTTATCCTCCAATTCCTCTCTGTGCTGCTGTTGTACATCACCTACCTTATCGTAAGGCAATGCGTAAAGCTCGTCATCTGATACAGTTGTATTTTCAGTATCATATTTGTTAAGTGATAATGTAATATGTCCATCCTCACGGTTGTTTTTCGCAATTGGATAGATTTTGTTATTAATTAACACTTTAGGAGCCAGGCCTCTCTTTGGGATTTTAATAACATCGTTATTTACCCATTGAGGTTTTGGCGTTAATGTTTCGATCCATGTATTCTCATGGCGAAAATTCTTAATTAATTCAGTTTCCGCTAATTGATTCTTTAGAGGAAGTGTACTGGTTTCTCTGCTCATTTATGTAGTTTTTCTGCGATTGTTAAAAATTGCCATTGCTCCTTTCTGATCTTTAGCCAGAAGTTCTTCGTATGCTTTAGGATCATTCTCCAGGTAATCTTCATACGTCCAATTCTTTCTGTCCTCCGGGATTTTCCCATCTGGAGCAGTAGAAGGAGTATTGATATCCTTACTAACAGCTTCAATCTTTGGTAAAGACTTAATTACTGCCTCAGTTGAATCATAGTCAGCTGTAGCCAATTTTTCGTAAGATTCCTTCTGATCAGCAGTAATTTTTTTATCTGTGATAGCAGCGGAAACTAAATCTTCTACTTTCTTTTTTTGTGCAGCTTCGAGCTTTGTTTTTAGCTCATCAGATACCCCGGCTTTTGTTTTATTTGCCTGGATAGCTGAAAAAATCTGCTCATCGGTAGCATCCGCTGCCAAACCGGCAGCAGCAATAATTCTGTTTCTGTCCATTATTTTAGGTTTTGATTCTTGTGTTGGTTTATTGGGAATATTAGGTGCTCCACACGCAGAGAGCGTATTAATAGCCTCATCGTCCCAGGGAATTTCCTCTACTATAATACCCTGAATAAGCCCAAGCTGTAAAGCTTCTTCAGCACTCATCCAGTAATCATTCTTCCATAACTCTTCAATCTCCGCCTCAGTCTTCTTAAAGGATTTAGCATAAGCCTTACGGTAGATCTCCTGAGTATTTTCCAAAAGCTTTATATCAGCTTTTATCTGATCGACATTTCCATAGGTTCCCATACTTGGCTTATGGATCATGAATTGTGATTCCGGATATGCTTCTGCCGGAAACTCTGTGAGGAAATGTGTTGCAGCACTGGCAGCAACAGCACCAACTGTAATACTAACCGAATCCAGTTTTTTAAGTGCCAGGATCATGTCTTGAGTATCAAGAGTAGATCCACCACCGGAAGAAATAAATAGAGTAGCCTTTTTTATGCCCCCGGCCAATGCTGCTTCCACAATACTTTGCATACTCGTAGCATCAGTACCGCTATTACCTATGCGGTCTGTGATCTTAATATTAACGATCTGAGTTTTCAGATTATTAAATGCTTCGATTTTAAAATTCTTGCGTTTCATTGAGGCAAAGTTGCGCTGTAAGCTTTGCCTGTGAAATTTGGCATACCAAATCAGACAAAAATTCCTACTAAATCAGTACGTTTTTTTGTCTGATTTAGAACGCTGTTTTTCAGTCCTAGTGCCTAACAATCAACTTTGCAACATGGCAAAGGAAAACACGCAAAAATTAGCAAAGGAGTCTTACATCAATCACAACAAAACTCCGGAAGAGCTGGCACGTAAGTACGATGTCAGTCTTAGAACTATTCAACGTTGGATTAAAGAAGGCAATTGGAAACAGCAAAGAGATGCTAAAGCCAACGGCCCTATGCAAAGGATTGAACGAACGCAGCTCGTTGTAGACAGCATGGTGGAAGAAAGGATAAGCATCCTGAAACAAACCAAGGAAAAACAGGAGCTATTAAATGAGCTGGATTTCGATTTTGATGAAGATGCTCAGGCAAAAAAGGAAATTCTAAATGAAGAAATAGGCTTTCTCAGGAAAAGAGCTGCCGGCATAGATGATGGTATTGCAAAATGGAACAAGAGAATTGAAAACCTTAACAATGAAGGAAAGATTACGCTATCTATTTATATGGAAATAATGGAGCGAATTTTTGAAGCATTACGGCATTCCAACGAACCGCTTTACATGAAAACTCTGGACTTTCAGGAAAACCACTTAGAGGATGTTGCTGCAAAGCTTGTTTAAAAAGCCTTTAAACTCTCGAATAAGACACTTTCACAGATTTTATATACATAGATGAAGATAAAAGATAAAATAGCCTTAGAACGCTATAAACAGAAATTAGAATTTGCCAGGTCAGCAGGTTCTCATTTTGCCTTTGAAACAAAGGAGCAAAGAAGGGCTGCTATTGAAGAATGTAAAAAGGATCCGAGAAAGATGGTGGAGCGGTATTTTCCACACTATGCAGATGCTCCTTGCGCAGATTTTCAAATTGAGTGGGCCCGCAAAGTTGAAAAGAACCCAAATTTTAAGGGGTTCTGTCAATGGGGACGAGCTTTAGCAAAGTCGGTGTGGAATGATATATTTATACCATTCTGGCTTTGGCTTAGAGGAGAACCTATTTACCTTGTAATTATAGGCAATAGTGAGGATCGGGCTAAACAGCTTCTTGAAGACATCAGAGCAGAGTTTGAAGCAAACCCCAGAATACTGGCAGATTTTGGAGAGCAAAAACAGATAGGTACCTGGGAAGAAGGTTTCTTCATTACTAAAGGCGGATTTATTGGCCAGGCTTTAGGGATGGGGCAAAATGTGAGAGGTCTTAGGATTAAAAACAAAAGACCTACCCATATTGTTGGAGACGACTTAGAAGATAAGGATATTAACAAAAATCCTAAAAGACAAAAAGCGGTAGCTGATTGGGTTGATAGGGATTTGATTCCGACAATGGACGGGAAATACAAAAGATTTATCCAGGCTAACAATCGCTTTGCACCTGTGATGATCCAAACAATGCTTCAGGAAGCTCACCCTAAATGGTTTGTACATCAGGTTAATGCCTTTGATCCGGTTACGTATGAACCTACATGGAAAGGAAAGTATGATAATAACTATTTCTATGACTTAGTAAATGGGGACGATGGTATCGGATCATTGGCCGCCAATGCAGAATACAACAACACCCCGCACGTAGAGGGTACTATTTTTAAAGATGAGCAATTTCAGTGGGTTGATCTTCCCAGAATAGATCACTTTGAAATTATTATAGGGCGCTGGGATGTTGCTTATGCCGGAAACTCTACAAGTGATTATAATGCTATTCCGGTTCAGGGATTAAAAGGCCGTGATTTTTATTTAATAGATGGATTCTGCAAGCAATGTAAAATGCGTGATGCCGTGCTATGGATGTGTGAATTCCAAAAAAGTCTACCGGCATCAGTGCAAATATTCTGGTATTATGAAGCGCAATTCTGGAACGATGAATTGCAAAGAGTTCTGGACGAAGTGCAGAAAGAAACAGGCGTATATCTGGGCATTGTCAAAAAAGATTCTTCCAAAGTACATAAATATTTAAGAATGCTTGGGCTACAACCTTATTTTCAAAATAGCAGAATATATTTTAATAAGAAAATAAAAGCAAAAAACGATATCCAAATAGGCTTAGCTCAATTAAAAGGAATAGAACCCGGATACAAAACACATGATGACTGGCCCGATGCAATGAAAGAAGGAATTTCAGATCTTGAATTATACGTAGGGGCAGGAGGCAAAACCGCTTCCTACAGGACCGGTAAAATGAGAGGTGTTAACAGGTGGTAGCTCGTAGCACGAGAGGCAATAATTATAATTAATATAAAAAGCTCATACTTATGAAATATTTAACAGAAGAATATTTATACACACATGCTTTTGAGCGTGCTGTAACTGAATCAACTGCAGACTTTGGTAAAACACTGGAAAATCTGGAAACTGAAACCATTGATCTGGTTAGATCATATCTCTCCAGGTATTATGATATCACTAAAATATTTGATCCGGTGAACCCTGTAAGAAACGGAGTGCTAACTAAAGTAATGACCAAAATAATACTCTATGAAGCCGTAAGAAGAAATGCATACCGTAAAGTTTCTACGGATTACGCAGAGGATTACAAGTGGGCAATAGAAACACTGGAGAAACTCAACAACGGGAAAATGACACTGGAGGACCTTCCAAAAAAAGAAATAGATCCCACAAATCCGGATAACAAATTCCTTTGGGGAAACCTGTCTAACAAAAACTTCTATATATAATGTTTAATAAAATATACAAAGCAGCTGAAGGCTATTTTTTAAAAAGAGCCGATGAATCTGCTCTGCGTGTAATGTCTGAAATAAAGAATAGTCGCAGTGGACAATCTATATCCGGGATGATTACCTACCAGGCAGAAAATATGCAGGCTAAATCTTTAGAAGAATGGAAAATGGCTATTTTAATGGCCACTAACCCGGAAAACCCTAATTTTCTTTTTCTATATCAACTGTATGAGAACCTAAAGCTTGATAATCATTTGATATCTGTGATTGAGTCCAGAATTCTGCACAGCCAGCATTCAAATTTTAAAATCGTTGATGAGAAAGGAAATGAAAATGAAGAATTGTCCTGGTTATTGGAAAGAACCTGGTTTGAAGATTTTATTCACCTATCTTTAAAATCTAAGTTTGAAGGCCGGAAGCTGTTGGAGATTTTCGAAACCACAGATACCGGAGAACTTTCGACAATTACTGAAATTCCGATGCCTAATTTTAGCCCAAAACTAGGGATTATCACAAAGAATAATGGTGAAACAAACGGTTGGGATTATAGAGAGGGAATTTATGCTAACTATTACCTGCAGGTAGGAAAAGACAAAGATCTAGGGGTACTTTCACAAATGGCACCGGTGATACTGGCTAAAAAACTAGCTATGGGAGCCTGGTTAGATTTCATTGAGAAATATGGAATACCTCCTTTATTTATTACCACTGAGAGAGATGATGAAAAGAGGTCGAATGAGCTGTATGATATGGCTGTAAACTTCAAAGCATCGAACTTTATGATAGGCCGTGGCAATGATAAGTTTGAGGTTCCAAACCTTACAACAAATAATTCTCAAAGTGTATTCGATACACTTATAGCCAGGGCTAACTCTGAAATGTCTAAAAGGATTCTGGGTGGTACAGCTCTAACCGATGAGAAAAGTTATGTAGGATCAGCAGAAATTCAATATCAATTGGCCAGGGACCGTTTTGAAAGTGATAAATTATTTTTATCTAATTTGATCAATAGACAGCTATTTCCAAGACTTGTAAAGCTTTCACCGGTTTATGCTCCGTTTGAAAAGCACTATTTCGAGTGGGATAATGCAGAGGTTTTCGATAGTGCAAAGCTTGCAGATCTGGTCACTAAGTTTGGACAGCAATTTTACATAGATCCGGAATACATTGAAAAGAAAACAGGTATTCCAATCTTAGGCGTAAGAGAAAATCCTGTAAACACTCCAATAAATCCAACCATAACACCTACTCAAAATGCCCAGTCCACGTCTAAAGATAAATAACTTCCTTAAACAAAGGGATATATTCCGAGCTGTAGAAAGCGCCTATACAGGTTGTTGCTTTCATCCGGAGGCTGGAATTGATTTAGGTTCCTGGGATAAGCTAATAGAGGAATTAGCAAAGAAAATGCATGATGGAGACTTAGAGCCAAGCCAATTATCCAAAGAATACATTTCTAAAACCTATGAAAAAACCAATGAAGCTTCCGCTTTGGGATATGGAAAAAAATGGGGTAAATTTCCTCTGCCTGGAGAAGACAGAATCGTAATTGAACTAAAAAAGAATCTTTATCAGTTTAGCTGTGCAAAGTCATTAGCACAGTTAGAAGATATGAATAGGATGCTTTATGACAAATCCGGAAAACTTTCGTCCTGGGGGCAATTTAAAGAAAATGCTCAGGCGTCCGGAATGAAGTTTAATCAGAATTATCTTCAGGCAGAATACCAAACAGCCAGACAAGCTGCCAGCTCTGCAAGAAAATGGCAGGACTATCAGGAAGCAAAGGATTTATTCCCAAACTTGGAATATCGGACCGTTGGAGATAGCAGAGTACGCCCTGAGCATGAAATATTAAACGGTACCATTAAACCTATAGATGATCCGTTCTGGCGTACTTATTACCCGCCTAATGCATGGCGCTGTCGGTGTTATGTTGTGCAAACTGCTGCGACCGTAACCAAGGGAAAACATGAAGATAATTCCGTAACTCCTGAATTTAAAGGAAATGTCGCTTTAGATGAGGAAATATTCAGTAGAAAAGGGAATTTTTTTAAACTCATGGCTCTGGACAGTAATGCTGAAAGAAATGCTGAATTTATGAAGCTTAATGCTCCGACAGAAACAGCTCATGAAACAGGATCCGGAAAAAAAGTTAACGTCAGCATATTTGCACACCTGGACGATAAAATGAAAAATGTTGAGACAGCAACTGTCATAGCTGAAAAGCTTAATAAGAATATCCTGGTGCGAGCTCACCTTAATGTATCCGGGCATAAGAATCCAGAATATGAAATTGACGGAATGCTGGCAGATAGGAAAGAACAAACAGGAACTGCCGTAGAAAATAATATCAGAAAAGCCAAAAGACAAGGGTGTGAAGTGATTATTTTTGATGTAACTTCAGATTATCCGAACTCTTTAAATAGGTTTAAAAACGATATTAAAGGTACTTTAAAGGCGCATTACCCTAATGTATTTAAGAAAATAATCATTGTTAATGGTAGTGAAGTAGAAGAAATCATGGTGAAAGATTTACTAAAATAAAAAAGCACCTTAACCAAGGTGCCAGTGGAGGGTACTTGTGTTACCACTCATACCGATACAAATATATAAAAAATATTCTGAATGTCAGACAATTTTGAAACTCCGGACTTTGGTAAGATCGTAAAAGAGACTCAGAGGGATATCAGAATTTTTGCAAAAGTATTTGCTCTAAACTGGTTTATTGATTCTTTTAAAAATGAGGGCTTTACTGATCAGACCTTTGAAAAATGGGACGATAGAGTACAACCTGATTACAGACCTGGGGGTAAAATTTTAACTTCTTCAGGCTTTTTAAGAGATAGTCTGGAAGCAGTTGAAGCTTCAAAAGATGAGATCGATTATGGCTCTAATGCCCCTTACGCAGAACTGCATAACGAAGGCGGAACCATTACAATTCCAATAACAGCAAAGAGCAGGAAGTTCTTCTGGTACATGTATAAAAAAACTACTGAAGAAAAATGGAAGTGGATGGCTCTTACTAAAAAGACTGAAATAAAAGTAAAAATGCCTCCGCGTAAATTCGTGGGAGAATCTGAACTTTTAATGAAGGAACTTGCAGAAAATTTCTTTAGAATAATAGAAAACAAATTTAAAAAACATTTAAAAAATGGATAATTGGCCGAACCTATATCGAGAGCTGTCACTGGCTATTAATCAGAAAATGCCTGAAGTATTATGGATAGACCTTTGGCATAATCAGGTAAATTTTCTTCAGGAGGAACATCCTTTCAGAACTCCTGCAGTATTTTTAGGTTTCAGAACATTAGGCACCAATGATCTGGGAACCCGCCAACAGGAAGTAAATTTACAGGTAGATTTCTATTTGTTTTACGAAACCTTTGCAGACACTTATTCCGGAGCTTTCAACCAGGATAGCGCTTTAGGCTTTCTGGATCTAATGGAAAAAATACATGGGACATTTCATGGGACCTCCGGAGAAAACTATGCTTCCATGCGCAGAGTAAGCTTTAATCCTGAAGATACCGGAGGTGCCGGGAATCTCTACAGAATAACATTTACATGCATTCTTCAGGACGTTTCTGCAGTTAAATATATGGAAGAAGTAGATGCTCCGAATTATGAGCTTATTAAAAACATGGAGGAAGACTCTTTTATTATACCCGGTTAAATATGATGTTTTCAATCGTAGCCTCTGATCTATAGAATTTATGCGCTAGCCTAGCAATGATCCAGGCGTCAGAATGCTTTTGCTTTCCATATTCCCTAATTTTGGAAAGTCTGGAGTATTCTTTGCGCACATCAGTATACAAACGGGAAGTTTCAGGACGTTTTGTTTTCAGCATAACACAAAACTATAAAACAAAAAAACACCAAGCAAATTGGTGTTTTTTTTATCAGATTCAATTACTCACCGCATAAAGCACCACCATTTTCGAAAATTTCTTGGTAGGTGTTTTTACTTATATTATAATTACCTGCCAAAGCTTGATCAATAAACAAAATCGCACATTTTATTTGTTTTTCTGAATAAAGAGAATTGTATTTTTTTATGTCAGAGATAAAAACATCTTTCTGAGTGAATGTCTTATTGTTAAATAATTGTTGGTTATTTTCATCAACATTTAGCGCCTTATTTTCTCTATGAGAATCTACATATTCAATACAAAAATTTCGAGCGCCATCCCATATTTCCTCATAAGTCTTATTGCGAAGATTATATTTATCTTTCCTAGCATTGCCTATCAATCTTCCTGCACAATCTGCTTCATATTCGGTAGGAATGTATAAGCCTTCTAAAATAACCTTTTTTAAATCAGCTATAAATACATTCTCATTTACAAATTTTTTATTCATGTAATTATCCAGTATACTTTGCTCTTTTTTAGTCAGTTTACGAGTCATTAACATTTCTGCTAAAGCATCTTCTTCAGGGGTTAGTTTTTGAGCATAGGAAGTAATAAAAACAAGCAAAATACTTGAAATTAGTAATATTTTTTTCATTCTGAATTTTCTTAATAAAACAAATTTAATTATTTGTGAGATACCCAAACCATAAAATGTCTGCTAAATTAATAACACCATCTTTTTTGAGGTTAAAATAAATAGTATTACCTTCTCTCTTATATTTCCAATTTCTTAGAATAGCAGCTCCCATATGGCCATTCTTTAAGTGTGTAACGATATCATTAATGATTGATTCTGACTGGCTGATTTTAAATTCTTTCATAATAATGTATAATTTTAAAACAAATATATTTTGATAGAAAATTATTTCCTTACGGATAACCGTAATTATTGTAATTTCTGGTGCAAATCGCCAGTAATTAACCTCCAAACATTCTCTTCATAACTACTATAAGTAAATTCAAAAAGGATATAAAACTCTGTCAGAAACCACCAAAGAGCATACGCTTTATAATAAGGAAGCTTCAATTTAAATGGTTTAGAAGACAATCGTTTGTCTACTGCTTTTTTTAATAATGTTTCTCTTAACTCCCAGCAGATCACAAACGAGCTTTTTTGCTGCCTACCTTGATTAGCAAAATTGAGAGTATCTAAAATAGCCATCATGTTATTAATGGCTATTAGCTGTGAATTATCGATAACTATAGTTACTTTCATTAGTTCTTAGAAGGAAAAGGTAATTTGTTTTTATGATACCACTCCCATGTTCCTGGTATTTTTGAAGCCTCATCATATTTAGATCTCATACTTTTGAACTGCTTAATCAAAGCTTCAAATTCTTCTAATTTATAGGCAGGAAGAGGCTTTTTTAGTACACTTCTTTTTATCATGAAGTTATTGAAAGGTTTCCAGTCCCCAGGATCATGTATACCCATGTATTGAGCTTCTTTTAAAATAATAGCTCTATAATCTCTATAAACTATACTATTAGCTAATTTTTCAAAAGGATCCGGAGGAGCAGGCTTAGGGAATAATTGACCATATAGGCTTTCAATCTCACTCGTGGTCATTTCTTCCAGATCTGTTGTTCTGCGAGTATGCAACCAGACTGATTGGCCGATGGCAAATTTGCCGAACTTCCGGATCATGTCGTCTTTCATCTGTTGTACATTCGTTTTCAT